GGTAAACCCTCCTGCCCGGCCCTAAGCCGGTCCAGTCGAGAGAAAAGCGGGTTATTAAGCCGCTGCCGAGTTAAGGCAACTCACGACAAATGGTTCTCCGCTGAAGGTTACCAACCAACTGCGGTCCAGCGTACTCTATACCCTTTCACGACATCATTCCCGTTTCGACGGGGAACAACGCCGCAAGAGGGTACACCATAGAGCGCGCATGCTAGCGTGACAAGTGGTGACCAATTATCGAGACTTAAAGTCTTGTTTATTGGTACGTAACCGCGGACAAATTTGCGTCTGTCCGGGGTCTCACGATGGGCAAGGTTCTTACGCCTTGCACCCGTGGGCTCGTACCATCGGTCATAGTCGTCATGTACTACGAGGTCACCGAGATGCTCGGGTCCTCTTAGCCTGCGGATGTGGCTTGGTAGCCCATCCAAAGCACGAAACCAAGGTTTGCGAATAGCAGGAAAACCGTTAATACCGTTACGGTACTGACGGCCCATCCTACGAAGTGCATTAGCCAAGGCGATATGCTGCTGCGGTTCATTTGGAAATTCTTTCAGATAGAAGGGACTCACGTCAATTCCGTCGAAATAGTCTCCACCGCAGCTCTCTCTGAAGCTCCCAGAAGTGAACGTCTTTCGAACGTTTAACTTAAGTCCGAGAAAAGAGAGACAGGCAAGGAAATCAGGGACAATCTGAGTTGGGGCGATAATATCGTCCCCATAAACAGAAAGATTCTCACCGATTTTCACTTTCACCTCATGCCTTTGGCAAAGGGTGTCAGCGACTGATAGTAATATCAGAGTCATCAGTTCGAATGTGAAGCCATTCCCCATTGAGGAGAACTTTTCCACTTTAACCCATTTCCCTTTAACTAGTGTAAACGCACTGCGCGTTGCGCACAGCACTTGGAACCAGTCGTCAGGCATAACCAGCCTGACAAGCTGATAACTCACTAGGTCGCTAGCATCAGTCAAATCAAGAGTCGCCAGACGTCCCGTGAGGGACGCCGAACGAGCCATGATGCGGTGAATGTCTTGGGAAAGTTCTTTGACGAGACCGGCTTTCGCTAGCCTCTCCGAGAAGTAACTTCCTATGGCGAGTTGCATGAACACATTCCAGGATGGTTCGATGCAGATCCCACGATCGCTGAGCGCTGTCTTGCGGACCGTCGTAAAACGGTTACCGCGGACAGTATCAGGATCTGACATAGACTGATGATCACCCAGAAGAGCTCGGACCCAAGCTGTATCCCTAAAGAGGGGCAGTAAGTCGCGAGCTTCCGGAGTGATGGAAGACCTTGTTGACATTTTATCAGGTAGAGTGGTGAACTCTCCAATGTCAGTGAACGTCGAGCCTTTACCAAACTTCCCGACAAGACTGTCGGGTACCCTGCCGAGAATAGAGGAGATTCTTTTTTTCACTTGGATGAAGAATTCAACCAAGCGATGATCGCTAGGCTCAAGGCCATAGTTATCACAGAATCGCATAAGCCGGAGGTTGGTTTGGTGATTATGTTGTTCGTTCGCAAGAAACCCTTGGTAAGTCACGTCTGTGGGGTTAAGCCCTTCGACAGTGATTGGAAGCTTCCTAAGGAAGTTGGCCACCAAGGAATCTTTGTAGAAATACGAAGCGGTCACATAATCACTCGGGTCTACTTTTGTCTTGACAATAGTAGCCCAATCACCCTCTTTTGCAGACTTCTTGAGTCGTCTGGAGAGTGAAGTGTCCAGTTCATCGCATAGTGCGGTGAACACCTTAACCAATTGCTGGTCAGGCAGATTTTGTCTCATAAAGCCTCTGGTTACTTGTTAAATCAAGTTTGAGCGTACCGACTCGTGAACAGCGACATCCCCATAGGGGACGTAGCAATCGTAGAGTGGTATGCCCAGGCGTTAGCCAGCTGGAGGTCCGTAACGTTATCACCGACAGTCGCTTCAGTGCGAATCGGAATGATACTTACAACGGTTTCGACACCGTTTACCATCGCAAGAACGGGCAGGAAAGTGTTCAAGAACATCTTCCGACCATCCTTCGATGCGTTACGTCGAGACATCATCTCAGCGCGAGGACGTTTCACCGGCGAGTCAGCAAGCAGGGTAGCTTGCCAAGTAGCAGGTGTTCCGTCGCCCGCAGAAGGGACGAGGGCGTCGAAGACGACATTGGCGAGGGCCGCATTTTTTGC